AAAATACCACTGCCATTGATATGACATTGGTTTAAACGTATGTGTTATTGAGGGGGGTATTAACTCTTCTTAGAAGTGTTCTTGTTCAGGGTATCCACGAGTCCTGCCATCATCGCGTCCATTTGTTTTTTAAGCTCCGGGTCAACGTATTGTTTTATTGGCGTTGAATCCGTCGTAGATTTCTTGTGATAAGCCTTGGGCTCTAGCTTTAGTAAGCTCATTGATTGCTTCCTCCAGTAATTGATTATAGTCGTAATCAGGTAGTATTGACAAGTCCTTTCCTAAATTAACTGCCTCACCAGGTCCTCTAGAGTTGTCAATTACATTCAGGCCAACACGCCCATCTGAGGCATAGTGTCGGGCAAGTTCCTTCAGTACCCTATTGGAATTTACATGTGTAGCCACATGGACATCAATGGGCACAGTGCGGCCCATCCTTATAGCTCTTTTGATAGCCCCTCTCAGTGCGTCTATAGGGTCGCGGTAAACATAGGCGACCATAACTTTTTTCCCTGCTGCTGTTGCCTGGTCTATCTTCTTAATTCCACTTTCTAGCCCTGAGACATTGGAGTCATAGATTATCTGCGCTCTCTTTTGAGGGACGGCCAAAGCATCATTTAGTGCTGTTGATTTACCTGCACCAGTACCTCCGGCAGTAAATAGGACATTATTATCTGTGCCTTTTGGAGCCTTATTCTGCAACAACCTTCGGTACACTTCTTTAGCCAGGGCAGACGAGGGTTCTTGGACCGCTGAACTTACTGCCCTACTAGCCCGATAGTCAGAAGAAAGTTCTCTAGCTGTGTCTGCACTAACGATTCTTCCACCATCTGAATCAGGGAGGGCATTGTACTCTCTGATAGCCTTCTCAGGGTCGCTGTTAAGCTGCTCAGAGAATCTTTTTTCAATAACTTTGAATTCTGGCTTTAGATTAGCGTCCCTTTCAATGTTTAGAGGATTCTGGTCAGTGCTTACTGCTTCAAGAGCAGCATCTTTAGCTACAGCTAGTTCTGCCTTAGCTCCCTGCTGTGCCATGACTCTTTGTAGGTATTGTCCTAAGTACTTCTCAACTGTCTCACTAGGAACGCCTTTTTCTTCCAGGCGTATTGCCATTTTCTGGAGAGTTGCTACTGGGTTCTTACCCAGGTTCAGCTGCATCTTTTCAAGAGTGTTTAACAAAAGAGCTTTATGGATAACATTTTTGATAGTGCCGTCAGCATTGATTGCCTCCGTAATACGAGCTGCTTCTGCAAGATTGTCCTTTCTTCCACGCTCATAATTTTGTTCTTTCTGAGAGAGCTGCTGTTGTACGGCACCTTGGACAACACCCTGGTTACGAACACGGTTACCCATTAAACCTTTGTACACTGGGTTACTGTCTACGAATCCATTGATTTTACGGACAAGACGGTAGTCCACCTGTCCACCAGTTGCGACACTTGTCTCGTAGGCTTGAATCCACCTGGACACTTCGGAGTCTGCAGTACGTTTTATAACTCTCAATACTTGAGCAATGCCGCTGCGGTCCAGGGCTGTGCCTAACTCAAAGATTCCCTGGGGAGACTCTGGGTTCGGGGGTGCATTTTCTCTGGCTAAATCTAGGTCAGCCTTTCTACTTTCCTGGGCTAGTTGTTCCTGGCGTAGACGAGAGGACTCTTCTTCTGCTGTGGCTGCTTCCATGTTTTCAATGTTAGTCTCACGGAGACTTGTAGCATTAGAACCTGGGATGCCTTGGTTACCGGAGTTCTTTTTGACGTAGGTAGCAACCTTAGAACGCTTGCCTGTGACTTTGTCTATAGCACGGCCAGTCCCCTGGGCTGCTAACTGAGCTAACAATGAGCCTCCACCAGTACTAATAGCTGCGCTGCCACTAACGAGAGGTCTTAGGAGCCTTTCTGTCGCTACGGCACCCTTGTCATAACCACTTGCAGCACCAAATGGAGCAAACTGGTCTGTGACCTGGGAGACTCCACCTTGGTATCCATTGTTGTGTACTTCAGTCAGTTGGTTGAGCTGCCTAAGAATAGACATTGCTTCCTGACCTTCACGAGTGTCCCCGGTCAATTTTTCCAGGGCAGCCATCTCTTGCTTACCAACAGTGTTCTTTGTTTTGTTACGCCCTTCTCTGTATGCAGCAGTAGTCATAATCTTGTCTGAGACTTCTGCCAGGGTGTCTTGGTCAGTTATCTTTACGCGAGACTTTAAGTCTGCAAACTTTTGCTTGAGTTCTTCTGTGTACTGAACATGAGCTTTGTCTAATGTCTCTCTGGCACCTTTGGTAGACATCTTGTCGATGTCTTTAAGGTCATAGCTGTTAGCGGTAGCTATCGTGTTTAAACGGCCAGCAAGACTAGCTGCTGCTGCTGTATCGCCTTCGTTCTTTATGTTCTTACTGTTACCACGGACTAGGTTAGTTGCCGATTGGACGGTACCTGTTCCGGTTTTAATCGTAGCAGACATAAGTCCACCAGTTATAAAAGCGTCTGTCAGGCGGTCTTGAACTTCTTGGCCTTCATATTGTCCACCAACTGCTGCTGTAGAAGCAATTTGTGTAGCTTCTTGAGCTGTCTCTGTAATTCCTTCAATTCCAATACCTTTTAGGAATTCTTTGGCCTTTACTCCCATGCCTTTCTTACGGAGTACTTCTGCAATCTGGTCAGCAGTCATTTCTTTAAGCTGCTTCAAGTTAAAAAGTTTACGCACTCCAAGACGGTCTAACGCACCTGAAACTACACCAACACCAATGGCTAGGTCTGCATTAAAATTACCAGTCTTTTCTTTTTGCTCTAGTACGCTTTCACCTATACCCAGACCCACCCCTGCAGCTGTGGTAGCAGCGCCTAACGTGGCTATTGCCCACGCAGGGGCACCATAAGTTGCTGCAAGAGCTGTAGCTCCTCCACCTATCAGGGTTGCCCCAGTGGTAGGAATCCCTGCTGCAACTGCGGAGCCTCCATGAGAGATAGCCCCAGATAGGCCCTTCTTCTCATAAGCATCTCTGAAACTATCATATTCAAACTGATAGCCTCCTTCAGCCATATCTTTTTCTTGTTGTTTCTGGACATCTTGGCCGTACTTCTGTATCGATGGGCTATTAGCCTTTTTACCTATGCCCTCGATTAATCCACCACCAAGAGACTGAGCCTGGTCTATACCATACTGAAATGCATTGTCTGCACCAGGCTTAGGCTGATTACGTCTATGAGGAGGTATTCTTACTGAGGCTGCTTGTTGTTGTGTATTAGGTTGACGATGGGGAGCCTGGGCAGTTCCCTGTGACTGAGTCTTTAGCATCTGTCCCAGGCGTTTTGCTGCTTCAACATCACCTGCGTTATGGGCGTTAATGATGGCCTGTTGCAACTGTGCAGACATAGATTTACCTTTTAGCGAGGGTACTAGTTAGAGTATTGGTCCAGTATTGCCTGGTCTTCTGGGCTGTAGCTAGAACCGCCACCACTATCACCACTTTGCATTGCTCTGAGTTTGCCCCGAACACTGATAGCTGCTTGTCTTTTCGCATCAATCCAATCTAACCAGACAGACTCATCAGCCGTCATGCTAGGCATGGGGCGTTCAAAGGTAGCCATCTCTCTGTCAGAGATTGCACCCTTGGTTTTTGCTACGTTCTTGAGGATTTCATCAACTTTGAATTGGTCCATAGCTAATCTGGTGTAGGCTTTAGGGTCACCTCTTAGGCTCTCCATCCAAGCATCAAAGTACCCATCTTTTAGCCCGGTTAAATCGTCACCGTAAGACAGTACGTCAGCATAAAGAATGTCCATTTGACCTATAGCAGAATCGTATTCTCCAATGATGCCATCGAACTCAGTACTCTTTTTAGCTGCTTCCTTCTGCTGTGCATCTCGAATCTTTTGCTGAGCTGCTTGTTGTTGTGCTATGTAGGCATTTTCTGCACGTTCAATGTCTTCGATTTCACCAGTAACAGTACCCATAGCGCCAACTTGAGCCATACCGCCCTGACTACCTGCGTTCATTATTGCTCCACCATAGCGGCCCATCGCTTCTGCAAAGGACACATGACGGTTCTTCTTGGCTGCAGCAAGTGCCGTGGAGTCTCTTCGGCCACCAGTCTGTGCGCCCAGGTCACCCATAGCAGGAACTTCTTCTTGTGACCCATAAATACGTTGCCCTGCAGGAGAGTTCCTAAAGGCAGCACTTTCTTCTGGGGTCATTGGGTCCATACCTCGGTTCTCTTCAACAGGAGCAGGGACATAGCGTTCAGGCTGCGGTCTTGCCAAAATACCAGGACCAGTCGTGTATTCATGAGTCGCACCAGGCATTACTGTGCCATCTGGCATAGTGTGCGTTGTTGGCTCAGCGACACTTTGAGTAAGAGCAGGGGGTGCGGTATTGGGTGCGCCACCTTGAGTAAGAGCAGGGGGTGCGGCAGGATTAAGATTGTCCATCATGTTGTAGCGGTGGCTACCATCAGGATTGTATTTGTCTTTGTATTGCTGTTGGTTTAAGTGACCACGGCCTCCAAGGGGGTTAATCCTCCGCAATTGGTCTTCTTGAGTTAAACGTCTGTTGTCTTTCCTGTACTTTTCTGAATCACCAGAAAGGTAGCTATCCTGTGGTCGGTACTGTTCTAAAGCACCCACACCACTCTGAGAATCAGCCCTTTGCTGTGCCGTAGCCTGCATAGCCGTCTGTGCAAACTGCTGAAGTACTGGGTCTTTCAGGTTGCCTGTAACAGGGTCATAGTTGTCAGGGTTGTACATATAAGAATTATTTTGATGTCCCATTAGCTATTCCCTCGTTGTTCGTGCCAGGCAGGAGTTCCATAAGGAGGATTATTGAAGTTTTGGTATTGGTATTGGTTGCCGTAAGTACTCATCCAAAATACCCCCCTAACTTAGCGCCCATAGCCATGCCACTCTGTAAGCCGCCAAGGGTAGACATAGCGGTGTTAGGTTTCATAGGGGTATCCCATGGCGTAGTGTTGTAGACTGCATTACCTAACATGCCTTCTTGGTACTTGATGTTCTGGTCAAGAGCAAAGTCACGGTCCCTTCGGAAGCGGTTGTGCTGATCGTTCATTGCACCCTGTTCGTAACCTCTAAAATTACCTCCTGCGCCAGTCATCCAGTTACCTGCATTTTGCATGGCATTCATACCTGCGCCATAACCTTGGAAGAGTCCCTGGTTAGCTCCCATCATGTTACTAAACTGCTGCTGCTGTTCTCCCAGGCTTTGGTTCATCAACTGGTTCTGAATACCTGAAGACACATCAGCTTGTCGATCATTGTAGCCACGAGTAGCAATAGCATCTGCCATCCCTGCTCTTGAGGAATTCATGTTTCCTGCTCCAGACGCACCTCTATTGATACCAGGGAGGGTGTTTTCAGTCAGATTTCGGTAGGGGTCGCGCATAGCTGCATCAACTAAACCCTGCGAGTTGTTAGTCGCATAGTCTTGGGCAATGCCCATACGGTCAGCTTTGCCTGCTTCAAATAGATCAGCATAGTTGTTTGCAAAGTTAGCACCCTGGTTGGCAATACCGAAACCCTGAGCCCCCTGGTACATGCCAGCGTTGCCCATGAAGTTGTTGCCCATAGTTTCATAGGGGTTCATGTCAGCATAGGTTTGACCTTGATAGGTCCCTGTCTCTAAAGAATCGTTCAGCGCCCCTTCAGCCCTGTCATAGCTTCGCTGTATGTAGGGTTTAGAGAAGTTATACCCTTCCATTCGGTCATCCCGATCCCTTTCGATACTTGACCTGGCCTCTTTTGCTGACTTGCGCCCTTGTACTGCGCCATTGATAGCACTGGCAGCCATGATTGCAGTTTCTATGCCCATATCTATTTCGTCCTACTGTTTGTTAATCAATTATGTAGATGTCACGCTCTGTGTTGTCGCGGCATACCGTTGTTGTCAGGTATTCAAAACCCAACATAGTTATAAATTTAAGATGCTTACTGTCATTTTGTTCGTGAATAGCAAACAGGGGTGATTGACGAATATCAACCAGGAGTTTCAACCCTTGCTGCAGCTCTTTCCTTACTGGCCTGTTGTACTTAAAGACATCACAATGCAAGAACGTGTGGTTATCGTGGAGGTCGTAATAAGCAGTGAAATTCTCGGCCTCTATGACTGGGACCTTCATACCGCCACCCAAGCAGAGCCGTTGTACACAACCATACCTTGGGCGCTAGTGCCTAGGGGGTCCCAGGGCAGTACGTTAAACCGTACTGTTCCCTTTCGTGGTTTCACAGGTGCCTGGTCAGTAGCCTGAATAGACGCTTCAGAGAGGCTGTTGATTGCATTCTCTATGCGCTGAAGCTCATCGGAGATGTAAGTGTTAACACTCGATTCTAAGGTTGGAAAAGGCTTCCTAACGTACTGTCGTAGGACCAGGTCTGTCTGTTCATTAATTGGCATATCGGTACCTACCTTCGACCAGTGGCCGTTAGCTCTACATCAAAGCCTAAGAATCTAAAGTCTTTAGTATCCGACACAGCCATCTTGTAACTGAGGTACCTACCTGCAGCTCGTGTGTCTACCTTGTGGGTAACATTGGCATCAAATGTAACTGTGGTTTCATAGACTGTCGCACTTGTAATCAAGTCAGCTGCACCAAAGTTAAATAGGAACTGCTTGTTAGAGTTGTCAGTGTGTACCTGGGGGACTACCTTAGTAATCACTTTGTAGCCACTAAGTGTCACACTTTCGTCGAGGTCAATGCCTACACGCTCCAGGAAGGGTGCCTTCGTTGCTACGGTATCAATCGGGAATGTCAGCAAGGTATTATCTTCACTACCATCTAATCCGTAGAGCTTGTCTGAGGTAATACCATCACTAGTAGAGTCCTCTCCGACAAAGATATTATGCAGACTGTATCCTGCCTCCTGGGAGTGGTAGGTGCCACCTATAGTGGCGTAGGTTCCTACTACGTTTTGGTAGGTAGTCGTAGAGGAAACACTGGCCAGGGTAGCTGAAGAGACATTGGGGAGGTCCAGGAATGACCAGGTGTTATTCTTGTAGTTATACGCTGCTGCACGGTTACAACGGTCCCCATTAGTGAACTCAGCCATGTCATCACCTGAGCTATAGCAGAAGTATATTTCTTCTAGCAAAGGGTTGTGGTGGACAAAGCATCTCTCAAGCTTGTCAGTGGCAATACCGTTAAAGATATATGACTTAACTCTCTCATCAGCAATAGACATCTTACTGTTGCCATCGTGCGTGTAGATATCATCAGTACCAAAACAAAAGTGCTTGTTGTCTACTTCTACAACACAGTTAGCATTGATAAGACCTGTCTCATTGAATAGTTTTCTAAAGTTAAAGATGAAGGTACCACCCACGAATTCCATTAACCACACTTGGTCTTTACTGTAGATAATGAAGTTAGAACCTAGGGTTGCACCATCAACAATACCTGTCTTCATTTGTACTAGGTCATTGAATCCTGCTGACTTGGTTGTGTCAGCTGCATACCAGGTAGAGGGGACAGCGTTAGCGAGTGCCAGGTCAGACCACCGGACCCTGGTAGGGAAGGTCGAGCTACCTTCTATCATGTTTAAAGCAATCAAGAAGTCACCATAGGACCTGAGTGACTCAGTTTTCCAGGTAGAGACCCAGTTAGCTCCTGTAGCAGATGATTGGTTAGGTACGTCTGCAAAGTTGGTACCACCGTTTAGACGGTACACAGGTATTCTATCGTTTCTATTAAAGTAGGTGATGTTGGCTAGGGTACAACCAGTAAAGGGTGCCTGGTTAGATGCCATTGCTGAGATGGAACCACTACGATCTGTAGTGCTACCATTTGCATATTCATTGATAACGTAGGTGTCAGACACCATTAACACAGTGCCATGACCAGATGAGGGGATGGTGCCATAAGAGAACCGTGGGTTAAACCCTAGGGATTCTTTTACTTTACGGAAGACAGGGGCCCGGACTACAGCTCCCTCGTCAAACCTTACATTCTTGGCCCTGGTGAATGCCTGGGGAGGAAGACTAGCAGGGGCAGCATCAGTGAGGACACCTACGTCACCCACACCTCTAATTGGTAACGTCTGACCCATGCTACTGTTCCTTATAATGTACATTGTTGCTTATGTTTTACACGACCCAGTAAGCTTCAGTGGTACCTAGGGCCCCAGGAGACATAAGGCGCTATGCAGTACGCTTCCACATATAGACCACAACATAAGGCTGTAAGTTGTTGTGGGCAGTACCACCACCAGTAGCCGCTGTAGTACCGGAGGCACTAGCAGACAATTCTCCACCACCTGTCCGGTTGTTAGAGCCAGAGATGGTTTGGAACGCAGTAAAACCGTGTGTGTGGGAAGGAATCTCTGTTACGTCTAGTGTGTGTGTCTTAGCACCACCCACCAATACAGAGCTACCATCCGTAGAGGAAGCAACAAAGTCAGTATCTGGTTCAGCTGCATCATCATGGCCTACCATTACTCTACCCTGTCCAAAGGACTCCCAAGTACCACCAAAGAGTACACCTGGGAGTATCGTGGAGACTATAGAGGTATAGATAGCCCCTACAGGGTATACCGCTAACAACGTAGCTGCCAGAGTACTCACGCCTACCAAAGTTGCTACCTCTGCTGCAGTGATACCTGTAGCCAGGACAGGAGTCACTTCTCCGTCTACTGTACTCGTTGTAATCGCAGGTTCAGTAATACCGACCAGTGTCTTTATCTTGGCTGCAGTGATGCCTGTGTTAAAGGTGGCATTAGTGCCATCGGAGACTAGTGCAGTCTTCTTGTTTAACTCTGCAGCAGACAAAGTCACTGGTCCAGTAAGACCTACATCACTGGCTTCAGTGCCACCGGGCCAAGTAGCCTTAATGGTACTCTTGATAATCTTCAGGTGTTCATCGATTTCCGACAAGGCATCAGTCTCAGGGGGATAGCTTGCGTTGAGACTATTGATGTAAGTTCCGGTTTCTACGGTCATGACTTAGTACCTTGGTTTAATAGTGGTTTCGTGGGTTACTAGGGTTACTGGGGTTACTAGGGTTACTGGGGTTACTGGGGTGGTACTAAGGTGGTTTCGTGGGTGGTTTCGTGGGGGACCCTGGTCGAAAGAGGCAGACAACAACAACAACAAGGCGACCCTTTACCTTTGTTTTTGAAATCCATATACCATTAGACCCATTGGGGGCCATTTAGATAGCCTGGAGTCCCTAGAATCCTGGAGCATTAGTTATATAGACATACAGCCCAGGTACTGAGGGCGATCGATATGTTATCGACCTCTCATACTACCTAGATGAATAGATGACCTAGTGACATTAGGATTTGCTTCTGAAAATTATTGGGTTAAGGTCTTTTCTTTGTTGTATAAATAGGGAAGTAGCCCAAGACCACCCAAGACTAGGAGTATTACACCCAAGACTAGGAGTAGTCTCACCCAAGACCACCTAAGTATCACCAGGGCCTCTGTCGTTCACTGTAGCTGACTTAAGCTCACACTTGTTAGTGGTGTTGGCTATTGGTCTATGTAAAGCCTCAGTAGGCACCACAGTACTGTGAGGGGGACAGTGGTTGTGATGGTCTACTAAGGCTTGACATAGGACAACAGTATATTACTAGTGTTATCGGTTGTTATTCGGTAGTTATTGCGGCGTCACAACCCGGGTGTAATCTCTTATAGGCCGACAAAACTAAATAGGCCCTTATAGACACACTTATAGGCACCATAAATAGCACTTAGGTAACACTTATATACACATTCATGTAACACTTATATTCAAATGTAGGTAACACTTTGGTACTGTACGGTCACCTATCGTTTAGACAATTACAGGTTGTTAGGAATAGACTAGGGAGTTGATGTCCGGGAGTAGTAGTTTGCACTCCTCGGTAGTCTGTTGTTACTACCACTCAAGGAGGCTTCTGTTGTTCCCGGATATCTTCTATTACCTACCTACCTTAGCCCTTAGATACTCAGTAGTCTCTCCAGGTACCACTTAGCTTTCAGTAGGTCCTCCTTACTCTTGTTACTCTTCTTACCTTCTCTCCATATATACTTGAGGCAATTAGCTTTGAGGAACCCACGGTACTCAGAGGGACTGAGTGCTGCCTTGATAGCATCTATGGTCTCTATGCTACCACTGGTGTAGTGCCTAGGTGAGTTGACTAGGTCTTCTCTCTGTTCCTCCTCAGCCATCTGTGCATAGATTGCCTTGGTCTCTACAGCCTTGGCATTCTTAGCTGCTCTGTCCCAGTCTTCAGGCTTGGCATTATTGAGGCCGTACTTAGGCATCGTCATTTCTTATCCCTCCCACCGTCTTTCAATACTTGGAAACAATAGACAGCCGTTGCTGTAATGAACAAGGTAAAGAATGTTGTCATAATAAAGTCTGTTAGTATCATCATCAGTCAGTCCTCCAGGTGTCTCATCATTTGAATTGTGTAGGCAGCGATAGCTCTATCCAGGGCACCAGTGGCTGAGATTAAAGACTCTTCCAGGGTTCTCTGAACTGCTCTTAGTGCATCAACCTGTTGACGTAGGTCCTCTATGTTGGGGGCTACTTCTTTAGCTTTTAAATCCATTGGGGGAATCTCCTTCCGTTATACCTGGCTCTATTGGCAGTACGTTCAGCTTGCTCACCAATATGATGTTTAGGTTTGTATTGGACACCGTCTTCCAGTCCTGCAAAGTAGTTGGTAGCGGTGGTTGTTTGTTCAGTGCAGTGTTTCTTCAGCTGCAGTGCTTCTCTCCACGTTAATTTCATTATTGAAGTATTCTCCATTATCTAGGTGGATGATGATTGGGGTCTCAGGACCCATGAATGCTCCGGCAATGTTGAACCAGAAGAACTCATGGGCCTCGTCCATAGTCATGTTGTCGTTGGTGACCAGGTTGTCGATGATTAGGCCCATTGAATAGACCAGTACAGGGCTACCTTGGATGTTGCAGGTGAGGCCCACGACTGCATTGTCATGACCCTCAATCTTTAGCATCAGGGTGTCTTCAGTCATCACAATTCTCACAGGTCATTAGCCGCCTCCACTCCTCCTGGGTAACCCCTGTCATCAGATACTCCCGGTCCTCTGCACTCAGGTCTGGGAACACATTCTGTATTAACTCACCGTTAGCATGGCGTAGCAGTTGTTCCTGGGTGGCTTCAATCTCTCGTTGATGAGTGACACCAGTCAAGCTCGATACTTTAGTTACTTTCATCGTCCTGGCTCCCACATGTTGATGGTTTCTGTATCCCAGTTCCAATCGCAGCTCCGTAGTATCCTGGCGCAGCGACTCTGGACTATTGCATCCTCCCTGGTTAACCCGGCCTTAAGATAAGCCTGGTGTACCTGGTCCCAACTAGGATGATTGCCTAGTATTCCTTCAGCTTTCTTTGGACCTATACCCTTGATGCCGTCATAGCAATCGGTAGAGTCTCCAGTAAGACATTGCGTTAGGAAGTAGTGGTTGGCATCAGCTTCAGATACTGTAAGCAGCTCGTCAGCCATAGGTCTGTACAGCTTCCCTGGTATTGTCTTCATGTCTTTATCGTCGGACACAATGCAAGTAGGGTGAGTGTTAGCTGACTGCAGGATACCCATGATGTCATCAGCTTCCAGGGTGTCCTGGATATGGCAGCTATAGGTCTCTTGAGCCCAACCTACCAGGTACTTATAACCGACTGGTTTCCTGGTCTTCTTACGGCCTCCTTTATAGGTAGGCAGCACAGTCTTTCTGAAGTTTTCACCCACGGTAAACAGAACAATCATCTCCTGTGTATCAAGGCGTTCTTTGAAAGTCTCAAGACGGTTGTGGAACATCTTCTTGGCAGCACCTACATCACAGGTTAGGGACCATATGTCTGAGCCCCAGTCTGTCTCTTCTTCACATGCTGCAGCTGCTTGGTAGAGGTACAAATCACCATCGATGAGTAACGTGGTTTTATCTTTAGAGAAGCTCTTTAATACGTTCATCGATACCCTCCATAAACTCAATGCCATCATCAGTAATCAACCAACTCTTACCAAACATCTCGTAGTCAACCTCTGTTGTGATTAGACCGCTGCTTGCACAGACCGCTATGTACCAGGCAGCCTTACGAGCAAAGTTACTCTTCACAGTGAAGCCTTCCCTGAGTGCTTTATCTAACACTGTCCAGAAAGCTATGAGCTGTTCGATATCATTACTGAAGTCCATTGACTCAGTGGGTATCGCACCAGGTTCTACCCACTGAATAGTCTGCTTCGATGGGGAGTTTGTTTGAGATGCTGAAATGAGTTCCTGCTTCTTCTGCCATTCTTCTAAGTATGTCACCGACATTGTGTGCTACCTCTTTGGTTCTACAGGCAATCTGGAGTTCGTCGTGTACCCAAGCTACTATCAGGGCATCCTTCTCCAGGTTCTGTGCTTTAATCTCCTGGTCAACCAGGGCTAACCACTTCTTACATAGAAGGGCTCCTGCTGACTGAAGTAATTGTGAAAGACATTTATGCTCTGACCTTACGAACAGCTTTCTGCCGTCCAAACCTTTGAGGTATCCGCGCTTATATGCTTGTGAAAGTTCGTTCTTAAGAGACTTGAAACTAGGTATATTCTTATCGAACTCAGATTTAAGTCTCTTACCATCTTTAGCTGAGCCACCGACTAACTTACCGATGAGTGCGTCACCTCCCCCATAGGTTGTGGCATAGATGAAGGTCTTCGCTGCATCCCTGGTAGGTAAACCTGCTGCCTTCTGGTTGTAGGTATGAATGTCACCTTCCATGACTTGCGCCGCATACTCACCCCCATCATCAAGAAAGTAGGCTAAACACCTAAGCTCTAACTGAGATAAGTCACCACCACAGAGGTGCCATCCTTGGGGCACTGTGAATAGCTCTCTCATGGGTTTACCGTAGGCTGCCCTGGCTGAAACCGTCTGAGCCACGTTAGGTCCACGGTGTGCTGCCCTTCCTGAAATTGTTCCTCCAGAGATAATGGTATGACGGAGCTTACCGTCTGAATCCACCAACTTTAACCAGGCTTGACTACCCTCAGCTAACTGAGCAATCCTCTTCTGTACTAGCATGAACTTAGAGAGCTTCTTAGCTTCTGGGTATGGCAACTGAGCCAACACAGTCTCGTCTACCTTCGCATCACCACTGGGGGTGAATGACTTAGGTTTCCACCCATACTTCTTAACCAGGCAGTAATGAATATGCTTTCTACTGTTAGGGTTAAACTCTATAACCTGGACCTTCGTAAACACCTCTCCTTTGACGTATCCACGACTCTTGTTGTTCACTTTAGGTACGAACTCAGTGTGTACTTCCCAGGGCTCAAACAGCTCAAAAAGCTCCTTCTCAAGAGCTATCCTGGTGGTTGCTAACTCGACGTATAAAGACTCTGCAGCCTTAACATCAAAGGTCCATCCATTGTTACCTACTCTGTAGCAAATCTCAGCTAACTCATGCTCCAGGTCTAATGACTCCTGGGAGAAACCTTTAGCCATCTTCATAAGCTTCTTGTAAAGCTCATAGGTAACCGTTACGTCTTGCTTACAGTACTCAAGCATCTCCGGGTTACAGGTTTCCCAACCACCTTCATAGTCACCCTTCATGGTGCCCATTCTTAGGCCCCAGGCTTTAAGTGCATGACTACCAAACATTCTGCGTTGGAAACCTTCAGGTAGTCCTAATGAGGTTGCATCATCGTTCCTCAAGTCAGCAGCAACTAAGCGGCTAATGACTAATGTGTCTGTCACTTTGCCTTTTGGATGCCAACCTGGGGATACCTTTTGTATTGCCGGGATGTCAAAACCAATGACGTTGTGACCAATGATTTCATCAGCTTCTGCAATGAGGTCCAGGGCTTCTTTGATGCCATCAGGACCGTGGTAAATCTTAAGAGCATTGACTCTTCTGTCTGCACATTTTGTATCGTATATCGCTATACAGTGAATAGTGTCTAGCTGATGCAACAGTCCATTACTCTCCAGGTCAAAGACCAGGCTCATACAGCCATCTCCATTTGTGAGACATAGTCATTGACCTTCTCACCTCCCAGACTCCACCTACCGATAGTCGCTTTTTGACCCTTACGGTCTATGACCTGAATGTCGTGACGGACGATGTTGTGTCCTGCTTTCTTTAATGTGTATATACGAGCTGAAATCCTGGTGATACCCCAGAACTTAAATGCATCTAAACTTGTGATGCTGTTGCCTTCTTGTAAAAACGAAAGGACTTTAGCTTCTTGTGACATGGTGCTTCTCCTTGGTTCGATTTTAGAAGCGACTGTTACCGGAGTCGGCATCGATAAGCCTCCCGGTGTCGCGTTGATACTTTAAACGTCCTGCAAATCCGACCTGTCCAGTAAAACGGTTCTTTAAGACCACTAAATCACGGCAGTCATTGGTGGGGTCTTCAGCGTCAATCTGTAGCCCTAAACATTGGTCTGCTAGTTGTGCTATGGCGTGACTTCCTCTGAGCTGAGACAGCTCTACCTTGCCTCCTGCCTCATGTCCTTTGCCCTGGGGACGAGTCAAATGACTGACCAGGAACAACGTAATACCAAGCTCCTGGACCATCGTTCTTAGCCTGGTCATAGCGTCATCGATTAGCCTTCGTTCATCAGTGACCTTTCCGGTCATGGAACTAATAACAAGTGACAAATGATCTAGAAACAGATGGGTGCAGCCCATAGCTTTTGCCATGTACTGGATGCGGTTAATGACTACGTCCAAGTTCATCATCCCTTTGGAATAAAAGAGCTGAATGTCCTGGTGTTTAAACAGCTCGTCGTGAGCTTCTAAGACCTCTTCTTTTGTGGCAGCCTCATAGTCCTGGACGATGTTCTTGTTGAGGTGAAGGCCAATTAGACCCCTCACAGTACGCTTGTTTTCTTCTTCCAACATGAGCATCCCAACCTTCTGACCATGTGTATGTAAGTGGTAAGCAATCTCAGTAACTAAGGTTGATTTACCGACACCACTCCCGGCACATATTGTGACCAGGGTGGAAGAACGGATGCCTCTAGTGAGTTCGTTGAGCTTTGAATAGGGGTAGGTAATCGTGGAGTGTTCGTCAGTCTCTGTGACTCTGCTGCGGAGGTCTGTTGTGGAAACAATACCATCAGGTCTCCAGTCTTTAGCCCTCCATATTGCATTGACTATCTCTGCCTCAGCTCCTGCCATGAGAGCCTCGTTAGCGTCTTTGTAACCACTAAGCTTAGCTATCTTACATTTGCCAATAGGAAGGCTCTCGGCACAGTCTAATGCAGCCGATGTACCGGCCTCATCTCCATCAAATAGAAGGATAAGCTCATCGAATCCACTGAGGTAGTCCCAGGCATTCATAAGGGCTTTCTTAGCTGATTGAGCGCCATTTTGGACTGACACTACAGGCCATTTGTTCTGTTGAGCCTGGGACGCTGAGAGGCAGTCTAAGGCCCCTTCTGTAATGACTAATTTCTTACCAGTGGTCCATAGATGTTGACCAAAGAGACCCATCTTCTTAGTCTCTCCCAGGGCAAGGAAATTCTTATCTTTGTCCCTGGTCTTCTGAGCAACAATCTCACCGAACTCATTACGATAGTTCTCAATCTGTACTGGAATTCCCAGGTACTCTCCAATCTGGTAGTCAAACTTACGACAAGTGTCTTCTCGTATTCCTCTGGCAACCAATGCAGCGTAGTGTCCCTGGATTAAATCTTTGTGTAGCTTCTTAGGCTTACTGGCTGCAGTTTCCTCAGCAGCGTCATCACCTGGTGTATAGACCTGGCACCCAAAACAAAAAGTGTGGTTATCACTGAACAAGCCACAGTTGTCTTTACTACCGCATTCAGTACACGGTGTATGCATTACGAATTCTGAGTTATTGTGTGTATCTAATAACATTTGCTTTCCCCTCAACCAAAAAAAGGGGACCCTTTCGGGCCCCCTTAGCTCTCCTTACGACTACTCTCGTAGCCACTCATCAGGAATCGTCTTGTGTGAATACACAAACCCATGCTTATCGCAATAAGCCGCGTAGGTTGTCTTCGACCCCTTGTAGAGTTTCGCATTGCAATTACTAAATACAAACCTAATGTCCAGGTCTGGGTACTGCTTCTTTATCAGAAGATGTTTCTGACGGTCAGCGGTGTCCCAGATACCTTTTGTTTCGACATAAAAAAAGCCGCCTTTCTTTGGCAGCCTGAAATCAGGAGTGTACTTGTGATTGCTCTCTGGTATTACATAGTGAATCTTGTCGGTCTCATAGAGAAGCTCTAGTCCTGCTGCTTTAATCTGTGCAGCTGCTTTGTCTTCAAGACCACTTCGATACCCATGTCGAATACCACGTTGTTTCTTAGAACCTGTCTGCCGTTGCTGTCTCGGGGAGGTCTTCATCGAAAGCTTCCTGCATGATGTCATCTGCAACATAGCCGCCCTCAACAGCCTCAAATCCTTCACCTTTGTTCTCACCACTGGACACAGGGTTAATCACCTGGACCTTAGTGAGCTGCAGTGAAACGCCCTTTGAACCATTCACGGTATACGGAACGATGTAGCCGCCTATCTTTATGACCGACCCGGCCCATAGCTTGGGGATTTGCCCACCCACAAGGTCCTGACCGTTAGAGTCGTAGAAGAAAGGTGCATATTTTGACTTGGTAACAAAGACAGTTTCACCAGTCTCATCATCCATTTTGAAAGGCATACGAGCTTTGGCCCACTCTTTGCCGAACTCTGCCTCAGCGACTTCTTCAATCTTTACTTTTAGCGCAGAAGCATCGTCTGCTATCAGATTGGTTTTGTACTTAGGCTCACCACCAAAGGCGGTGTCAGGTTCATTTAACCAAGGGTATTGGGCTCTGCCCTGGCTGCTGTTAAATTTGACGCGTGTAATATTACCCATTGTTGGGTTTCTCCTTACTGTTGGTATTTAAGTTTTCTTTAGGGGGTTTACTCGACAAGGTGATTCCAAGTCGAGCTGCTTCTTCAATCAGTCTTGGTGGATATGCAGCGCCTTTGTTATCTAGCAGACGAGCAAGTCCCAAGACCCTTTCTCTGGGATGCATCGATTGTTACTCCATTGATACTATCTAAGGGTGGACAGAACTAGCTAAAGCAGTATTCAGACTCCAGGACCTTCGTGATATCCAGGTTACCTTTCTCTGGTACCTTCATATCAAGACGCTCAAGTCCTGCATAGCTCAGCTGTTTTGCTACCTGGGACTTAAAGTCACTAAACAAGCAATAGTCCTGGTAGATATTGACGAACGACCTTCGCACTGTCTCGTACATGATGTCTGTATCTGCAGGGGTCGTTCCAAACGAGTCGTGGATTAAAAAGAAGTCCTTAACACCATTAGCTTTGGCGTTAAGGACAGTCAGTAAGAGGTGCGCTGAGTCCATTGAATGAATGATATTAGGAGCGACAGAGCTTTTACTTTTCTTCTTGTCGACAAAGCTTTTACCGTTGTTAGTTTTGGCTTCACTAGGGACCCTGAAGTTTATTTGGGTTCGCTTCTGAACTCCGGCAACCCTGTCAAACATGTATATCTTGACTTTCTTTATGTCCCAAAAGGTGTACTTCTGGACCAGGGGGAAACCCACTGGATTGTCAAAACGTAAGTGCTTTCCTTCGTGTGCCAAAACGCCTACTGCAGCCTGAAAGAACTTCATCCCTACAGAGGCACTACGGATGACCTGCTTCACAGCGGTGTAGTTAATGTCTGCCAGGAATCGTGCTGCTGCCTCTTGTTCAAACTTGGTCTTTCCAAAAGGATGTTCTTCAAGGTTGCCCCTCATGACCTGGTCAGCAAGTGGCTTCATGAAGTCATCATAGAGCTGAGTACCAAACCCATATTTACAACTACTGTATCCAAAGGTCATGGTGTTACGTTTGACAGTGTAGCGAGTAATTCCTAGCTTTAACCAGGCGGCTGCATAAACAAGCGTTTGGTCAATTATAAGATTACCTTCCTTGCTGATATGGTCCTTGGGTACATAGGTGTCCAGTACCTCTTCAACCATCGTCTTAGTCACCGCTGCAACCTCCCCATAAACATCCTGGGGCTTTGGTGAAGGGACCAGGTTAACCAGGCGGCCATCGTCTTCATTGAGAGATGCTGCAGCGTAATGTTGCACTCCGCTATTGGTTCCATCAAGATTTGGCGCTAGTCCACACTCATAAGCATCACCATAGTCCATGTAGTTGGCAAACTCATGACAGGCTGCCAGGAACTGGAAAGGTTTATCAGCTTTGGACCAGATACGATATGTTCCCTGGTAGTCTCTCCCAATGGCATAGATAAGCATCTTCTTTCTTTCTACCCAGGCAGCTCTATCTTCCAAAGACTTCTTAGACACTTTGCCAAAGTCACCAGTGTTGGCAACATGGACCGCCAACCAGAAGGCCGCATTATCATCCATCGGCTTAGCATTCTTTAGGAGGAAGAGGGCTTTAATATGGTCATCCCTGTGATATGAAAAGTGGGGGACACAATAGGCTCTCCCTCGAAAATCTAGATTCCAGGGTAAGAAAAACTCATCAAAGCCAGTCATCTCATCAGCCGTACTCAGGTCCTGGTTCATGAGGTTTCGGCCACCCCCTATCTCACGGTTCTTTGCCCTAATCTTGTTGTTACTAAAAGACCACGTTTTCTGCTCATCAGGGGTGAGGTCACTAAAGTTCTTAGGCTTCATGACATAGGGCATATTGTCTTTCTGAGGGAACTTATCAATAGGCTGAGCTGCTAGTCCTTGGTCTTCATAACCACCGTGCCAGGTCCACTTGACTGCGTCTAAGACATAGTTATTAACTTGTAGCGGAGTAGCCTGGATAGCATTGAGAGCCTCCATGTACTGTGGTAACTCTTCAGATTTATCTATTTGGTGTTGGATAGCTTTACGCTGTACATAGGTAGACCCACGAACCAGTGGAACCTGGGCTGCAGTCACCATGTCCTGATAGCAGCCTGTGTTCACTGCAGTCCACGGTCTTGGTGGGACAACCATTGGAGCTAACATAGGCTCCTTCCAAGCAGCCTCAAAGTCCATGTCTGCAAGAAGCTGTGAAGCCTCTTCCGTTAGACCTATCATCTTGGTTGTTTGCTTCTTTGTTGTCTTGGTCCACTCATCAAAGATGTCACTAAACTCTAAGACAACACTTAGGACTTTACCTCCAACCTTACACTGCTTAGGACCATCCCAAGAGTCACGCTTGTATCCTTGGTTCTCTGCCAATTTCTTAGCGGCCCTAATCTTGTAGTACTCGACACCCTGCTCTTTGACACTCTTGTGATTTTCAATACGTTGGGCAAGCTTTGAGTCTTGGTGCTTCAGACCTGCAGCCCAGTCTTCTAGCTCAATACGGTGGCCTATAGTATTTACGACTGAGGTCCTAGCGCCTCCGATTGAAGTGCCATCTATGCAGGCGTTTAGTCCTATGTAGGCTAAAAGGTCAGGGTCCATACCTTTCAGGATTGAATAAGCAAAATGCTTTCTTCCGTCACCTTTAGCTTCTTCCTGGGCAATGAATTCTCTTATGCCACTTGAGACTCTAGGTAAAGCTCCTGATACTAACTTGTGTGGGTTGTTTTGAGTGGATTGCTTAGTGTTCTTTGCGACTCGTTCCATGAACCTTTCATTACCTTTGTCGAACATTTGCTGCTCTCGTAGGAGTTCTTGAGTCATTAGGTCTTCATTGATTTTAATAGTCTGCTGTATCATGGTCATCTGTCCCTCGTGTTTTATCTAAAGGCCGACAAAACTGTTTTTATTCTTTTTGACACTCTCTTAAACCTAGTCCATCTTCTATTCAGAAGCAACTAGCTAGGAGTATAAAAGTGAGTACATTTTCTAAGTCATTGTTTTTGTTATATATCCTTAAAGACTAGACATAGACAATTTAGCTATATATACAGGCAAAAAAAAGCCTCCACGAAGGAGGCTATAGTTTCTTAGCTATGGTTAATGCAAATTCCTGGACCTACGTTCTTCCAGTTCAGTCATATCAAAGCAGTCAGTGGCTAATCCTAAAGCCATTTCAAACTGCATAGGAAGTTCGCTGCAGGAGTGTCCTGTGTCCAGGACCTTAGCTTCAATGCAGCCACAAGGCTCTAAAATGTTTCCGTTATCGTCATAGTTTCTCATCATGCTGCCCTCTTTTCTAGTTTAGACATTATGGTAGCCAGGTTTTCTTTCTTGGCATGGACGTACTTCTTCGTCGTAGCAATAGACTTGTGACCTAGGATGGTACCCACGATTAGTGTGTCCACGCTGAACTCCATTGCTAACCTGGTTGCACAGGTGTGTCGCAGCACATGGAATACAAAATGGTCATCACCAGGTGCTAGACACTCCTTGGCTGCCTTCCAAGTATCATAGAACTTACGGTTAGTCCAAGGTCCTGAAGGACAGTTGTCCAGGTTACGCAGCGCCTCCTTTGCTGAGGCGTTCATCGGCACCGTGCGTTCTGAGCCGTTCTTGGTGTTCTTGAGGTCGATATAGCTACCGCAGGGGCTAATGGTGCCAATTGTTTTCTTGGGCTTAGGATGGTTGATAGACAGTATCTCGCCTAACCGCATTCCGGTGTTCAGCGCAAAGATGACAAAGTCAGCCATCCAAGGGTGGTCTGAGTCCAGGAAGAACTCAACCAAATCATCCACTTCCTGGTCCGTGTAGAACCTTGGTCTCCCAGGTTCAATGGCCTTCCACTCTACCTTGGGGGTGTAGCTCATCAGCTTCTTATTCACAGCCTTCTTAAACAGGCGGCTATAGGCTGCCAGGTACCTGTTGACGGTGGAGTCAGATAGGCCCTCTTCTTTCAAATAGTCCATGAAGTCATAGAGGTCATCGTCGGTGTAGCTGCCGATTGCTCTCGTTCGGTTGTTCGCAAAGTTACTTAGGCGGTTGACCATAAAGTTACAGTCTTTTAAATACTTGTCGTGCCAAAGTCGCTTTCCGTACTTATCAAAAAATGTTTCTAAAGTTTCCATTGTGTTTCCCTCATTTTCAGTGACAGCATCAAGGCTGCCTAAAAGTAAAAAGGCCCCTACAAAGGAGCCTCGTTTAGTCAATCGGTTTAGTACTGCTCAGATTCCTTTATTGCTCTTATTTCCACATAAGAAGCCATGTCCTTTTCTACTTCTCCCCAAGTCATTAGGCAGCCTGAGTCATCAGTAACATAGTCTTTCCACTCACTATCTGAGTAGCACTCAACAAAAAAGTCATAACCCTTGTCATAGTTTGCTTCGGCAAAAGCCTTAGCCTTATTGATAACAACATCCCATCGCTTTACTCTGGCTTCGAGCAGTATTTGTTCCATTTGAACAATGTCTGTATAAAGTTTAAAGGTCATAATGTGTCCCTCAAAAAGAAGGCCCCTTTCGGAGCCTCATGTTGGTTAATGCCCATAACCCCAGGCAGTTTGATACTCAGGTTTACCATCGAAAGGGTAGGCATTGGCAAAGCTTTCAACTTTAAACCCACCATGCTGATTAACACGCTTGGTCATCACCTCGCCAATCTCACAGGCAACATCGGGCAGTAGATAGTCACTGCCCTGGTCACTGTGGTCTACCAGGGAGCCAACCTTAATCACATCAAGCATCTGTCCTCTCTTAGCGACACACTTGTAAAAGTCGACATTGGTTTGGTCATAGCCCCAACTGCTACTGAAGACATCCCCAACCTGTACAGTATCTGCTGCTTCAGCCTTGGCAGCCTTATCTTTGGCAGCCCTGGCCTCCTTAGCCTCTGTGTTGGCTTTGACGTTCTCAAAGATGTCCTGGGTCCACTCTTCCCTACGTTCCTCAGTACGGAAGCAAAGGTGCTTGCTTGGCTTCTTAGATTTACCAATGAAGATTATCGCTGCAGGTGTACTAGAGTCTAGGTCATAGTAGTAAGCAACAGCATTAACTCCTTCCGGACTTACCGTTGTAGCATTAGAAGGAATGTAAAAGTCACGAGTCAGTTCTCTTTTCAATAGAGTGTTCATGCTGCCACCTCCTGGAACCCTTGTTCCTGTAAAACCGTCCTAACATGCTCACGGTCCATACTGTCGCCCTCGAAAGTTAACTCAGGCCACTTTAAAATCCTCACAGTAGTAGCATGGGCAATGTCAGCCCTGGTTGCTCCCAGGTCATAGATACCTCCTGGACCGTAGAAGCTATAAACGTAATTAATAAAGTCTTGTACTACTTGGTTACCAATATTAAGTATTCTCATAATGTTTCCCTCATTAATGATTGTTAAGCGCGAAAGGCCATCAAGGTGCCTGCATCGTAGGGCTCTAAATGGAAGCCGTACCTGGTGACCAGGGCCTCAAGTTTTGGGTGATACCTAGGAGAAAACTCTTCCCAGTAATTAAACAGAGGCGCTCCATCAGGGGCTTCTCCACCCTCCTGCCTAAACCAGATACCGTCCTGGCTAACCTTGTTGTCACCGTTCCATTGGTCATAAGTAACTGCATTGCACTCAGGAAAAGCTGCGTTAAGTTTTTTACAAAGGGTCGCTGCCCTGGTATTCGTAGTCTTAGTCATAATGTGTCCCTCACAAAAAAGGCCCCTTTCGGAGCCTGGTTGATATAAGTGTGTATCTAAAGGCCGACAAAACGTCTACCCACAAAAAAAGACCCGGAGGTCTTTGGTACGTCGATTGGTTCAGGTTTTGTCTATTGCCTTTACGCATGTAGAAACTATTGCACTGCTTGTCACCTCAGAGGGCGCTCGACTCATAATCGATCGGTCGTAGGTTCAAGTCCTACTGGGCCCACCATTTTTAGAGTCTTTTTAGCTATAGTTTCTACACTAAAAAAGGCAATCGACTATTAGTAAAGTCAATCGACTATTCGTGTAGAAGCCTTCACCTATCGATTACCGCATGATAGTTCAGGGCCCTTACCTTGGTCTCTCCACCGCAGTGGGCCAAGAGGCTATTGTCTGGATTGCCTTGGGGAGCCACCCCTGCAGTTAATAAAAGGTACTAACTACATTTATAGTATCGCACAGGAGTATGACGGTTGTCTACACTTTGTATATAGGTGGACAAAACTGAAAAAACATCAGTCACTTATAGTCGACCGATGTGCCCATAAGGGCTGAGGGGCTACGGTCTCAGGGGATAAAGACCGCTGCCAGGGAGAGGGACACCCTATAAAGGGGGCTTTGGACAGGGACATTCATGGTTTCTACCAGGGTTTTCAGTCTCCCAGTAGTTTCCACAGTGTTCACATTTCTTGTATTGAGTCTTAGGTTTGCCAAAGATGGCATCAAAGTTGGATTCGAATTGTTCCCGGTTCGGGATAGGTCGGGGAGTGCTGCCTTTCGACATAGACACCTCCATTTTGGGTGGGTTTGGTTCTTCTTAGGGTGGACACTTTTACTTTCTAAGGTCCATGAGCTTACTGACACCACGGATGCCAAAGCTGCTTGAGATAGCTATAAAGAGTAGGTACTGATACCACTCAGGGAGACCAGAGAGTGCAGTAAAAGCTAACTCCACACGGTCAATGACAGTAACGTCATTCGCTGCAATGGCATAGCCCACCATAAAGATAGGGATGGATAACACTAGCGTCCAAAACTCATCTTTCCAGGAGTTACCAGAAGCAGCGGCCATTGTCTGCTCCCAGTTAGCATCATTCTGGATAACATTGATTTTAGCTTGGTGCTTAGCTTGCTTCTCTTCTGCTTTATTCTTCATGTAACCGCCTACCAGGTTACTGATAGGACCTATAAGTGCCTGTAACATTATGCTGCGCTCCTTATCATTTGGGCCACTTCAACAGCCCGATAGCCAACCTGGTGTGCATAACGACTGTCCAAGAGTTCATTGGCAGCCTTCTTGTAATCGCCTTCCTGAATGTAAGCTAAGGTCTTCTTAAACTGCATTAGCCTGGGAATACCCATGTTGAAACATAGATTAACCAGGGCCTCCTGGACAACCTCCGGTAGCTTTACAAAGCCACGAATGTTTTTCTCCAGGTCAACAACTGCATCCAAGATGTCTTCCTCTAGCATCAAAGCTGCGACTGCTGCGGAGATACCTTTGGCATCCAGGTTGTGTCCTACACCAATAGTATTGGCGTTAGCAGTACACTGGTAGAGGTCCAGGCGTAGACCTTCGTGCCTGGTGATTGTTTCTTTAAGTTGTTCAATGTTCATACTTTTGCTCTCTTGTTCTTTACTGCAATGGATTCGACAAATAATCAAGTCCTTTCCAAAGGTCTTCGATTTCCTTAGAGACTTTGCTAACTTTTGATTCAAAGCTAGAAACCTTTTGACTAACTAACTCAGCTTTTACCACTGTCGCTTTCATCGCTTCTATTTCTAACTTCAGCTCAGTTACGGACTCATCAATCAGTAAAAGTTTCTGCTGCTGTTCTAGGATGGTTTTTAGATTAGTGCCCAGAGTCGCTAGTTTGCCCTGAAGCTGCGAGACGTCATTTGCCTTTAGTTCTGCAGTAATCAATTCTATTGAAGACTGGAGTTCTTTTTTATCTAGGGCTGCTTTTTCTACTATCTGTCCTACTTCTGGTATTCTTCGTCCCTCAACCGCTTCTAGGCGAGAGTACAGGCTAGATGCTAACCAAACCCCCGAACCTAGAGTTGTGCTTAGGGACAAAAGTATAGCCAGGTAGACACCTTTGAAACTTTGGCCGCCTATTTTCAGTTCGGTACTTTCTAAGCTCATGTATCGTCACCTGTTTCTTCACAACCCACTTGCTGAAGAAAACAACTTAGAGTCATGGACGTAGGACCAGTGTTGTAGAACATGGAGTCGTACCCAGTTGCTAATATGGCGGCTTCAGAACTGTAGATGTCTAGGCCAAAAGAACCTTGACCATTCAAATAGACGCTACTGACATCACCGCTTGTCAACCAGGTCATTTCGATTGCTTGGTTAGCACTTGAATACGCAAGACTATTTTGTTCTACCGTGGTGTTCTGGTCTTGAGCATTTTGCATTAGATAGGCAACTGCTTCGGGGTTAGCGGCTGTTGCGAGATAAGCACCTGCTGCTGAGGCAGAAGCCTCAATCGCATCCAAAGAAGAATTGTAGCTATCAGCATCCTCCTGGGAAACACTTAGGTCATTGGTAGCAATGTATTCTTGGACTTCAGCTTGGCTGTCAGGGTCACTGGCATTTTCAGCAAGCTCATTGACCTCTACTACCTCTAGCATGTCCACTACTACG